AATTATTTTTTCTAGATCCTGTATACCGTTTTTGTTTTTATAACGACAAACATATTTCACCACGTTGCCTTGAAAGAATGAGAGATCATTTTTTGAAATAAATTCGTAAGGTTGAATGGTAAATTTTTTATAATGAGATCCTCCAACCTGTTTATCCTGGGGAAATGCGTCGTCAAATATATCTTTATGTGTCATAGTTGATACTCCTTTATTTTCTTTTTTGCTTTTAGTTTGTATAGATTATTTCTTGCTCTCGTTATGCCAACATACCATACTCTATTCTCCTCATCTTGTTTGTCAACACTTAATCGGATTCCTCTTTGAACTTTACTTCCTTGATGTAAAGATAGAATTACATTATCTTCTTCACCTCCTTTCGCTGCATGAATCGTTGACATCCATATTCGTGCGCGTTCATTTAATTTTTCATCACTGGATATTAAGTTTCTTATGTATAAAATTTCTTTTTGATCTGCATTAAATATATTATACCAGGGAATTTTTTTATCCCATTTTCCACTGGGTATAAATTCTCTAACTTCATTTATTTCCTTGGGTTCCAATACTTCGTCAATACTCCATTTACTATAAGCAACTGCGGCATTATATAAACCTACTTTAAAACTTTTTCCTTTATTACTTTGGTAATATAAATTTTTCTTTTTTAATTCTTTCATAATCTCCAAGAGATTACTTTTAGTTCGAGTAAGAATAAGCCATTTTCCTTTAGTTAAATCAATTTGGCCTAGATTACTAATAGTAGACGCAAGACCCTCTTGCGCTCTAGGTAGATATTCTTTATGTTTCCTGATGCCTGCTATACGATTCACAGCTATTTGTGATTCCTGTTGCACGGCTCTTGAGATTCTACGCGAGTACCTAAGCACTCTTTCTTTTGCAGGTTCATTAATAAATCTATTTACATCAGCGCCCGCCCACGCAAAGATAGCTTGATCGTCATCACCCGCTAAGTATATTTGATCACAATGATCTTTTAATTTATCATATAGTTTCCATTGCAAAGGAGATAAGTCTTGGGCTTCATCAATAAAGACAGCTTTAAAAGTGGGCATCTTCTCTGGAGGCAAATCTAAAATCATTTCAATCATATCATTAAAATCTAAGATGTGATTCTTCTCTTTAAATTCTTTAAGATTTATAGCTATGTGTTTTAAAGTATACCAATCAATTTCTTTTTTATCATGTTCGTTTCTATCAAACTCTTCTCGTATGGTGGTTCTTCTATTAAGAGCTCTTCCAATTAATTGGAAGTAGGGATTATTACAGGTGAGAAAATGAGTCTCTTCTTCATTATATTTGTCAGAAAAGTTTACACGAATATTTAATATTTTACCTAACTCTTCGTAATGATAGGGCTGCATAACTTTATCTTCGGTTAATCCAAGCAGATGAAAACAGAAGGCGTGTAGCGTTTGAAAGTATGGAACTTTTTTCTCCGACACACCTATTCTCTTTCTTGCTTCCCCCGCAGCTTTCTTGGTAAAGGCAAAGTAACCTATCTTGTGGTAAGGTGTTCCAGTTCTAACGTAAGCTTTAACTCTTTTAAGAAGTCTAAAGGTTTTACCTGTTCCTGGTGGTCCATAAATTTTATGAATCTTTTCCATTGGCTTTTTTAAATGAATCTACTAGTTTACCCTTCCATCCAAAATTTCCAATGTGGGTGGTTTCCCCATCAGCCACTGCGTATAATTTAAAACCCGCTCCCTTAATTAAATTACAGAAATGGACATCTTCTCCCCACCACATTCCATCTTTGTCAAACGTTGTGTCCCAGAAGTTATAAAAATAATTATTTGCTTCTTCAGATATTATTTCTTTTTGTTTTATTTTTAAATGTGGGAGATCTTTCATAAGTCTTTCATAAACTCGTCTATGAATCAGTGTTAATCCCGCTGGCCCTTTAGTTAATTCAACTAAGCCTTTATTATCAATATTAATATTCTTATGATCTTTGAAATCTACCGAAAATTTTACCGATTGATCTTGGGTCTTTTTTCTGTAGGGAACACACATTACATCTTTCTGTGCTACAATCATTCTTCCTACAACCGAGGGCTCAAATTCCATATCAGCATCAATAAATAATTGATAGTCGAATCCTGATTCTAAAAACATTGCTGTTAATACATTCCTCCCATATCCAACATATGGACATTTAAAAGTGTTGAGTGTTGATTTAATTTTAGCGGCTGTAAATTTATCCATTAATTTAACTAATGATAAACACGTTGCCACTTGCATGGTATCATATGCAGGCATGCATACAGATACGCTTGGTATTGGGGTTGTCATCTTTTTTTCTCCTTCTTGGGTTTAAAATGGCACATCCATAACCAGTTCCAAAACGAGCCATGGAATCTTCCAAACCTATTTAACCAAGACCGATTTGCCATATTATCAATTTCTTCAATCTCATGTTGTATCTGAAGTTTTCTTCGTTGGGGTTTAGGTAGGGTCATAAATAATTTATATGCTTTTCGATTATTGATCATACTATATGCTCCTTATCTTCTATTGTTATTTTTTCATCTGGTATTTCTTCTTTTTCTAAATCTGCTATAGGCAGTTTTAAAACTCTTAATGGCGGCCATGATTCTTGGTTTTCTTTTTTAGGAAATCTTTTTTGACAATCAAAGTCTCCTTTAAAAAATTGTTTAATCATTGTACCCGTTCGTGATCTATCTTTATTCCATTCATTTGTTCTTAAATATTCGTAGAACTTATCATACTCAAAATAATAAAACTCTTCATCTTTGTGTACGCTTCCACTTTTAAATGCATGCCATGTTGTAGCCTGTGGTCCATTGACATGATCAATGAGATATTTTTTCAACATATCAATTGGATTAGTTCCAGCTACAGGGTTTAAATTTTCAAATGTCGCCCAAAGTCCATTTAAGATAACTTGATACTCAGCGTTCTTTATAATAGGAGGAAAGATTGAAGTTTGCTCGGCAATCAATGCTCTCATTTCTTTCATCTCGGAAATCTTTTTAATATTTTTTGCATGTATCTGTTTAACTTTACTACTGTCTAGATTTACATTTATCATAAACTCTGCGTCTGGTTTATAATTAATTCTAATCATCCCTGATAATTCCGGCCATGATGTATTTCTATGATTACCTACACCAAACTTTCTTCTAATACATGTTCCTTTAGCACAATAAGATGAGATAGGTGCCTCGTTACATTGAAAACCTTTGTTGGCATTCTTCCAATCTTTAATCTTACTTTTTACTTTACCATCGCCCCACACGTCATCATACTCTATATATTTTCTAGCCGCTTCTAATACCTTCTTTTCCCAGTTATCTGGATATTTTTTCTTTGCAAAAACCATGTAGTTATATAAAAACCTATCTCTTTCATCTTTAAGTTTTTTACCACTCTCTTCTATTTCTTTGCATATCATTTGTAGACAAGGAGGCCCGTCATTAAATTCCTCTGGGCCACCTGTTATAATTTCATTTATTTTTTTACTACCAATATCTTTTAATGTTTCTTTTGTTTGTAGATTTAACTCTACTACTTTTATAAATTCTTTTAAATCTAGTTGGCTGCCATCTGGTCTATATGCTCTTCGTTCCGTACTTTTATAGTAAGGAAGATTAATAAAACTACCTGAAGTTTTTTCATTATTTTGGTTGGTACCTAATTGTGTTTGTTTGGGAAAGATTTCAGTCTTAGCTGGTAGTTTAAATAAAAATAATAAGTTGGATAAAAATTCTCTTATTAAAGTTGCGGATACTTTTTCTTTAGTAAAAACGTATAGATGTAATCCCTTACTCTTAGATTCAATTGGAATAACAGGGAGTTCTTTTTCTTCAATAACTTTTAAATATTTTTGTAATGGAAAATCTCTATAATTTTCTGGATCCACATCAATGGCTCCAAAACTTACCATTCCATTATCATCACAAGGTTGAATACCTATAGCACGTTTACCGGTTAAATGATCTTCATAGTCTTGTTCGGTAATAGATTTTTTAGACCAACCATAATCCCCCGTATCAAATTTTAATTTACCACTGTTCTCATCCACTTTACCATTTTCCACATTACAAAAACCGTAGTCTCTTTCTAATCCACTAAAATATTTTGCAAATTCTTTCATAATATAAAATTTAAATATAGTTTGATGCCAAAATAAAAAGTCATCATTGATAATACAACAAAGTCACCGGTAATGGTGGGAGGCATTATAATTCTTTTCCTTTCCATCTCATTTGAGTCCATGCATTATTCCAAGAACCTTCCACCATATCTATTATTTTTTCATATTGTGGATCAAATTTGTTATCAAGTTCATAGTCAAAATAAATAGGTTCGGTGGGTGGATTATCTTTTAAAAGATATTCATAAAGTCCAAACATTGATAAACCTATGCGGGTATATCCCTTCGTATATGAGTACCTAAATTGGTATGAGGTCACATGGTCATATATTGTATTTTCGAGACACAGAGCTACAGCAGCTGTGTCAAATCTATTTTTTAAAGCACCACCAAATAAAATTAAATCATTTTGAGGGTTCCAATATTTTTTTATTTTTTCTCTAAAATTTTTGTAATCAGGATTCTCCCAGTAATCCATTACATCACGTATGGGTTTTATTTCAGTATAAATTGGCTTGGTTCCAAAACGTTCAGCTCTATTTTTTGATGGATATAAAACATAATCAGGTTGATAACCAATCAGATCAGGTACATCAGGCTCATAGTCAAAATCCCACTTTAAATTTTGAAAATGATTATAGTATCTAGCTTCTAATTTACTTCTAAATTGCATTCCTTTCCAAAGTATTGGTTTTGCTTTCATAATTGTTTACCTTACATCTTAAATATGGCAAGATTAAGGGCGCCTCCACTCTCGCTTCAGCGCCCCTGTTGCAACTATTCCCATAGGGAATTATACAATGCCTTGTTTAGATTTAGATTTATCGTACTGAGGTCTAGCTGATCCTTTCGAAACAGTTTTCTGAAGTTGTTGTGCAACTTCATAAATCTCAGCATCTTTTTTCTCCCCAACATCAAGATTTCTAACTCTTGATGGTTTATAGACATGCCAGCTTTTACTTCCCGCTGTTTTTCCAAATGTCTTTAAATTATAGACAGCTGAATAAACCGCTGGATTAAAAGAACCTTCTGAATCTGAGAATCTAAGATTCTTAATCAGATTATTAAGTTCTCTTGCTGGTGTAAGATTGGATGATCTCATTGGAATTACCGCTGGTTTCAACTCATTACCTACTATTGCTAGTACATAAAAGTATGCGGTCTTCTCAACATAGTTACCATTTGGTAATCTATATCTCCCATTTCTTTCTTCAACAGCATCAGTTGGAATCTCTAAGTGAGTTCCTACTGGAGCAGAAGCACTATCGCCTCTCTCTTGCCATTCAGGATATCTAGTTTGTGCATGAGCCACAACTATATCTAGACCTTTATCACCTTCGATAAGTTGCCCGAAGCCTGATGCATAGATCATTCCCGGTTTTGAACCATCGACATGTTTAGCGTCTCTCTCATTACATTCAGGTGAAAGTTGGTGGAGAATCTTTAAGATCGGAGTCGATACATCGTCCGCCTTAATTTCTTCAGCCCCTTTACCTGCGTCTGCTCTGAGATTGATGTTAGCTAGTGCACCTGCACTATTTCTTTTAACTACTTCTTTATCCATTTTTACTCCTTTGTTAGTTTGTTAGTTTAGTAGTTTACTTGGTTTTTATTTTCGTTTGATTTCCTTCAAACGTTCTGAAGAACTCTGAAGGAATTTTACCACCACGTGTTTGGAAATCCTCCAGAGTTGTTCTAAGAGTAGAAGCATGAACCGCAACCTTTCGATCCGGATCATAGCCTTGTCCTCTCGCAAGGGTCGCATATTGCTCCGCCTTGTTATCTTCGTCTAGACCAAACTTAACTGTGATTTCATTTTTCACAATCGCCCCCAGTCCATTGTCTCGAAGCCAGTTATGTGCTTCTGGTTTCTTAGCTGCAATTATTGAAGCACCAAAAATATTTTTAACTTCTATCTGAGAACCATCATTTAATTTCATGGTCTTTAGATTAAGTTGATTCATTAAATCTGGAATTACAATTCCAGAATAATATTTTTCTCTCTCTTTTAATTCTTTTAATTTTTCCTCTTGATTAGAAATCTCTTGATGTATTTCTTGTAGAGTTTTAATTTCGTT